TCACTATTTTTCACCACAGTCCCCCCGAAGGGGGTGGAATCAGTCCACTACTGGTTGATACTCGTACGGAGTCTTAGGTGAGTTCTGGAACCTGGCTGCCTGTTGTGCCAACTTGTCCACCTCTGCCTTAGGGAAGTACATGATAGTCCCTGTACGGAAGGTTACTTCACAAATTGATGAGTCCACTTCCAGTACCATAATGGAACAAGGAACGAGAACCCACCGACCATTGATTTCAAGGTAAAGTTGATGTGTCATCAGTTACCCCTTTCATCGGTTATTGGTTTCTAACTAAAAGAAGGAATTAGATATTCCTCTACTCACCCCTATGGGGGATGAATATATGTGCATATCAAAATGGTGCTATTTTTTCAGTAATTGTATATTTAACTATTGACTTATAGGTTTTCTACATTACATTCTTTTATATATATAGAGCCTATTAATTAATATATGAATTTTGAAACTTTCAGGAAAAAGTTGGGAATTATACAGAGTGACTACATAGACATTGATAGGACTCTTATTATTAAGTTTCATATTGTTGGATCAAAACGTATGGAAGATTGTACAGAGAAAGAATTGGAGAAGATTATGAGAGCTTACAGAGAGGAATACAAGCTTTCAAACAAACGATAAACTTTTTGGGTAAAAAAGCGTTATATTTGCCTATGGAAAACAAAGACACCTCAAGCAGTGTTGAATTACATGAATTCCCGTTTGTGCCAATTGAAATAGATGGTAGTGTATATAAAATTCACCCAGTTGTATCACAACTAATTAATAGCCTTACTGAACAAGTCAGAGAACTAGTAGAAATAAACTTTCCAGACTTTGATGAGAGTCAAAAGAATTAAGGGAATAGAACATTGTGTCTATAAAGACATTGATGAGTTTAAGGAGTATAATCCAGATACTAATGTACAGTTCAACTGGAGAGACTCACATGAAGGGCAGTGGGTATTAGCAGATGATCTTGGGGTCATACAAATACTCAGGAAGGCAAAACTTAAGCATCCAAATGATTCTGAAAATTATAAAAATGCTGACGGATATGTTCGTACTGTTGTTGGCACTTTTATTATCAAAGATAATTCATATATGGATACTGATTTCAAGAAACATCCAAACAGGTATACATTTAGTACTAATATCAAAAATACTAGAGACAACATTAAAAAAAGGGACAAAACGACAAAGAAAGAAAGAGCGTTTTCCGCAAATGTTATATCTGGCATTGGGATTGCTAAATCCTACATGGATGCGTTCACAGAGGATAATCATGATAAAGCAAGGAGAAAAGGTCTAGTGTTATTAAAACAAGATAGAGTAATAAAAGAAATTGAGAAAGGGGCTTTAGATGTTGCTAAAGGTCTAGGTATTGACCATGAGTATGTTCTAAGGACATTAAAGTGTCTTGTTGACAATAGTGATGATGAGAACATTAAGTTGCAATCTGTAAAAGAATTAGGAAAAGTTGTTGGTACTTTAGGTACGACTACTATAAAACAAAGAGAAATGGGGGTTTTTGGTATGTTTGATGGATTTGATCCTGAAATTTTAGACTCTGCTAAAAGAGAGGCTTTACCAGCTGAGAAAGTAGAGTAGATAATGGTATGTCCACATTGCTCTTCTCTTTATGTAGTTAAAGAGGGGAAAAGAAAAAACAGTGAGGGTGCTTTATATCAACGTATGTCTTGTAAAAGCTGTAAGAAGTGGTATTCTCTACCAATTGATACAGAAGTTAGAGGAAGACTGCCAGAAATATCTTCCGGGAAAATACTTTCAGTAAAATATAATGAGAAAGTAAGAATACATGGGTTAACAGATGTTCATGTTGGAGCCAGTGAGTTTGACATGAAGAAGTTTAAAGAGTGTATTGTTACTATTATGGAAGACCCTAATGCAAGATGGTTTGGTAATGGAGACTTAATAGAATTAATACCACCGGGTTACAAATCAATATCTCAAAGAGGACAATCAATATCTCCAGAAGAACAATATTTGACATTTCTTGATTTAGTACAGCCAATAAGAGATAAATGTCTATTCTTAAGAGGTGGAAACCATGATTTCTTAAGAAGTCAGATTATTCTAGACCTAGATATAGTTAAATTGATTGCGAATGAACTTAATGTTCCATATTATCCAATGCCGGGATATACTAGGATAGATGTTCAGGGAACAAGGTGGAATTTGGTAAGTGGTCATGGGAAAAGTGGTGGAAAGAACGGAGATTTAGAATTAGACAAAATGGCTGCTGTATATAGTCAGGGTGATGTATTTTTCTTAGGTCATAATCATCAACTGTATGTAAAGCCAATTGACTCTTTAAAAATAGTAAACGATGAGGAAACATTGTACAGACGTTGGTATATTCGTGGTGGAAGTTTCTTGCGTTACGCTGAATATGCAAGGTACAGCTTCTACCCAATAGTGAGAGCTGGGTGGACTACAATAGAATTTTCAAAAGATAGGATAAAATGTTGGACTAATTGAGTGGAGAATGCGAATACGATTTTAGGAAAAAAGCTAACTCTAGGAGAAGCAATAAAGGAAATGAAAACATTATCAATGGGAATAGGCGAATTTCATATTGTGAACCCAACATCAAGTGTTGTTTCAAAGCTCACAACTCTTGTAAGAATCATTGAGAATATTGAAGTTCCTACATTAATTGGGAATATGACAGATTGAATATAAATTCAAGAAACGTCTCTGAGGCTGAGGAAGTACTCCAACTAGCTAGAAAAGATTTAATAGCATTTGGTAAATTATTCCTTCCAGATGATTTCAAGAGAAGCGAAACTCCCCCATTTCATTATGAGATGGCTGATGCTATTGATGACAAGGAATGTAAGCAATTAGCAATCATTCTTCCTAGAGGGCACGGTAAAACTGTATTAACTAAGTGTTCTATTATAAAAGATTTCTGTTTTACTCCTAAAGATGATATGCATTTCTATGCTTGGGTATCTGCTACTCAGAAGCTTTCAACTGGTAATATGGATTATATTAAGTATCATTTTGAGTTTAATGATAGTATTAAATATTATTTTGGTAATCTAAAAGGAAGAAAGTGGACAGAGGAAGATGTAGAACTTTCTAATGGATGTAAACTTATATCTAAAAGTAATGTTGCTGGTATTCGTGGTGGTGCTAAGTTACATAAAAGATATGATCTGATTATATTAGATGATTTTGAGCATGAAGCAAACACAATCACCCATGATGCGAGGTCTAAAAATGCAAATCTTGTTACTGCCGTTGTTTATCCTGCGCTTGAACCTCATACTGGTAGGCTCCGTGTTAATGGCACTCCCGTACATTATGATTCCTTTATTAATAATCTTATTACCTCTAATGCGAAGGCTAAGAAAGATAAAAGAGAGTTTGCTTGGAAAGTCATAACATATAAGGCTATTCTTCAAGATGGTTCTCCATTATGGGATAGTTGGTTTCCACTTAAAAAATTAGAAGAGAAAAAGAAGTTTTACCAAGACTCAGGGACTCCATCCAAGTTCTATCAAGAATATATGATGGAAGTTCAGTCAGAGGAAGACTCTGTATGGAAACATAGTGATATTAGATATTGGGAAGGACATTATGAACATGATAGTGATAATGATGTTAATTATCTATATATTAGTGGAGATAAAGTTCCTGTTAATACATTCTTAGGCTGTGACCCCGCAACAGATATAGATACTAAGGAATCTGATTATTCTGTTATAATGGCTGTGGCAGTTGATATGGAAAACAATCTTTATGTTCTTCACTATGAAAGACATAAGTCAATACCCACCATTGGATCAAAGTCTATGACAGATGGGGAAATAATTGGGAAGAAAGGAGTAGTTGATTATATATTGGAACTTCATGAGAAGTATCATTGTTTATCAAGTACAGTTGAAGATGTGGCTATGAATCGTTCAATTTTTCAGGCTTTAAATGATGAAAGACGTAGATTAAACAAGTTCCATATATCCGTAATTCCACAGAAACCAGGCGGGCATCAAAAGAGAAACAGGATTTATAGCGGATTAAGTGGAAGGTTTAGTATGGGATTAATAAATATAAGAGAAAATATGTTTGATTTAAGCAACGAAATACTTACTTTTGGGCCGAGAATGGCGCATGATGACACCATTGAAACACTTTATTATGCAAGTTTGCACTCTTTCCCTCCCAAATATGCTAAGAATAAAGACGAAAACTATTGGTATAAACCTAAGCGTAAAGCAAAGCATTGGATAGTAGCATGAATGAACAAACACCATTAGAAGGACTTGAATCACAGAAAAAGTGGTTAGACTTGCCGTGGGATTATAGAATGGAAACTACTTATGGGGCTGGAGGCCGTAAGGGTGGTAACATTGATGAGAAGCAAATACAAGACTATAATGGTCTTAGATGGTTCTTGTTTAACCTTGATGTTGAAGATAACAAACAAGTAGCCGTTGCCCAAAGACAGTTAAACTCAGTTTATGATAAAGTAGAGTCTGGACTTTCTCCTCTAGAGGCTAAAGGTGAATTAGACCAGAGGACTACTGCCAGAATAAAGAATTATATAGAATTATTTGATGCTTATTTAGATACAGATAAAGATACGAGAGAAGCTGTAAGAATAGCAAATCAGGTTATGCATCATAGGAAATCACCATTTACAATGTCAAAAGACACTACAAGTTTAAAAGAAAGATTGGATGAATTAAACTTTAATAAAGAAACCGCAGAGTTTCTAAAAGAATTGGAGATGATAGCTAAATGAGTACTAAAGGAGATTTTACACATAAACCTGACGATCAATCATTAGAAAATAAAGCAGAATCTGGTTCTCCCACTTTTGGTGGTGCAACTAAATCTGTTTGGCAGGGGTTTGTTGATTCTGCTGGTTTTCGGAAGAGACATCCAAATATATCATTAAACAAAAGAAAAAAGAAAAGGAAGTATTAATGGTAAGTATACCTCAAATACAATCTCTTGTTTCTGATGTATGCCATAAAATGGGGGAAAAATTTGCATCTCAAGATGCTATAAAGCTTGTAGTCGCAACTGGAATTGTTGAGTCAAGATATGAGTACATTAGACAAATGGGAGATGGGCCCGCTAGAAGTTTCTGGCAAGTAGAGCCCGCAACTTGTGTAGATAACCTAGCTCACTATCTTAAACATCGGACAGAATTAATGCAAAAATGTGCAACTGCAAGTTTAGTAGATGTAAAACATTGGCAGAATTTTGATGAAATAGTATGGGCAGAAATATTAGAAAAGAATATAGCAGCTGGTATTGTTCACTGCCGTATTAAATATTGGAGAGTGCCCAAACGTATGCCTAGCACAATAGGAGGAGCAGCGAATTATTGGAAAAAATATTATAATACCGAAGGTGGGGCTGGGAATCCAGAACATTTTATTGACGCATATAGAAAATATTTAGGTAATGCCTGATCCTACTTTATATCAAATGATAAGTGGTGGATTAACTTCCAAAGAACATAGAGCTCAGGTTAAAGGTCAGGCAAAACCAGAGTTAGATATACATAAATCTTTGGATTATCTTGGGATGATGCCGGGAGGAGCCCCAGCTGATATTATAAACGCTGCTATATATGGGGCAAAAGGACAAGCTGGAAATTCTTTAATATCTCTTTTAGCTGCTATCCCTGTTATTGGAACGGTAGCTTCAAAAGCTAGGCGTGCTGGTAAGCTAGTAATAAAAACAAGAGGAGTAGGTGGAGTATACCCGGGGTGGAAAAAGAATATTAAAAATTATGCTAAAGTAAATCCTAAAAAGTTAAAAGATTATGATGATATTCTTACTCAAGCTGAGAGTAAGAGTATTGAATTTGGAGATGATAAAAAGGGGTTTGTTAAATGGTTAAGAGATTTTAATAAGGAGATGGGACTTGAGGATAAGGTAAGAGTCCCAAAAATAAAGAAAAAAGGAGTGAGTAAATCAGATGATTACAAATTTGAAAAAGGTGGTATGGAACTAGAACAGCAATCAAAGATTGGAGTTGATCCAAATTTTACGAGAAGAGATGCTACTAATCCAGAAGGAGTGATTGCAAATCCAGTCCGAGTGGCATTTGAAAAAAGAAGAAGAGAATTTGAGAGAATGAAGCCAAGTAAAAGTTTAACACAGAGGGTAACTGACTAATGCCTAGAAAAACAAATAAAAGCAAAGCTCAGAGTATATTTCAATTGTGGAAAGCTGCTAATGGGGCTTGGAGAAGAAAGTGGCGTTCTGTATCACAACAAGGAGAAGATTTTTATCTTAATGACCAGTTAAGTGGGGAAGAAATGAAATCCCTTCAAGAAGCTGGTATGCCTACATTTATTATTAATAGAATTACACCTGTAATTGAGATGATGAAATACTTTGTTACAGCTAACAATCCAAGATGGCAGGCTGTAGGAGCTGAGGGAAGTGATTCTCAGATAGCTGCTGTCCATGCTGATTTAGCTGACTATTGTTGGTATATATCAAATGGTAGGTCTGTATTTGCCCATGTAATCCAAGATTCTTTAGTTAAAGGAGTAGGTTTCTTCCAAGTTGATGTTGAACCAGATGCCGATAGAGGGATGGGAGAAGTTATGTTTAAGCGTCTTGATCCATATGATATATATGTAGACCCAATGAGTCGGGACTTTCTTTTTAGAGATGCTGGATATATTATTATAAGAAAGATTATCCCTAAGAAACATTTAAAACAGATGTTCCCTGAACATTTAAGGAAAATAAGCAAGTCAAATGGAAGCCCCGAGGTTTCTAATACATACTATTCTAGTAGAAATACTGCTTTCTCTGATAATGTTATTCCAGAGGATATTGGCGATGAAGCGTATGAAATGACAGGAGAAAGAGATGAAGTCATTGATTACTATGAGACTTATGAAAAAGTAAAGGTAGCCTTTATTAATCTTAATTACCATGTTCCTCCTGACCAAGAACAGATGCAACAAATTTCTAAACAAGTAGAACAAGAGATGGATATGTTTAGGAAAGAACTTGAAGTTAAAGCTAAGGAAACTTCAATGGCTCTTGAACAACAGGTTGAGAGTGGAGAAATGCTTGAAGAAAGAGCTCAACTAGAGAGAGAAAAATTAAAGATACAGAATCAACAGGCTTTAGAGCAAAAGCATCAAGAGATTACGGCTATGCTACAGCAGCAACAAACAAAAGTTGCAAATGTTGTTGTTAGTGAGGAAGAGTATCAGGAAATGATAAAAGTTCCTGCGTTTAAGAAACAAGTTATTGACTCTGTTAAATTCTACGATACTCGCGTAAGACTTACTTGTACTCTTGGTAATGACACAGTTTTATATGAATACTTACTACCAAGTACAGAGTATCCGATAATACCAATTTGTTATCAATGGACAGGAACTCCTTATCCTGTAAGTGCAGTTAGTCCTATGATTGGTAAACAACAAGAAATTAATAAATCGCATCAATTGATGATACATAATGCAAACTTAGCATCTAATCTTAGATGGATGTACCAAGAGGGTTCTGTACCAGAAGAAGAATGGGAACAGTATTCCTCATCTCCCGGAGCTTTACTTAAATACCGACAGGGATTTGATGCTCCATCTCCAGTAATGCCAGCTCCACTAAATAATGCTTTTTATGGTATTGTAAAAGAGGGTAAGGTAGATTTGGAGTATATATCAGGTATTTATTCAAGTATGCAAGGAGACGCGGGTACTCAACATGATACTTACAGGGGATTACTTGCTACTGATGAGCATGGGACAAGAAGAATTAAAGCTTGGATGCAAACAACTGTTGAACCTTCATTAGAACATTTAGGTAAGGTATTTAAAGAGATTGCTCAGCAAACATACAAAGCCAATAAGGTATTTCGTGTAGTGCAACCAGATACTTCAGAAGCGAAGCGTGTTGAAATTAATGTTCCAATATATAGTGATTATGGTGAAGCGATAAAGAAGTGGAATGATTATTCTTCCGCTAGGTTTGATATAAGAATTGTAGGAGGATCAACATTACCTGTTAATAGATGGGCTTTAATGGAAGAGTATTTTAGATGGTATCAATCTGGACTCATAGATGACATAGCGATGCTTGCTGAAACAGATATACGAAATAAAGAACAAATTGTTAAACGTAAATCAATATACTCACAATTGAAGTCACAAATTGAGGCTTTAGAAGGTGAAATGAAAGATTTAGAAGGAACTAATGAAACACTAGAACGTCAGATAGTACAAGCTGGTATAAAAGACCAAGTAAGAGAAGCTGACAAAGAAATTCACAAAAAGAAAGTAGACAGTCTATCAATGCAAGACAGCATGAAGAAGACTATGGAGAGAGAAATTTCATTTGCTAAAAGAGACCTAGACTCTAGGAAAAAAACAGCCGAAAGAGAGTATAGAGCTGGTCTAAGAGGTGCTAAAAATAATCCAGCAACAAAAGAAGAATAGCATTTGATATGAATGATAAAATGATATAAATTAGGAGGAATTATGGCAAGTAATAAATCAGACAACCTTTCAAAGGATGAGGCTCTAAACGAAGCGTCCGATAATGTATTTGATGAAAGCTCTGACGAATTTGGCCCTGCGGCAGCTGAAGATAACTTTTTTGACAGATTGGAATCCCAAGTGAATACCGCAGATGTTGATGTGCAACCGATTCAGGACGCGCAACCTGTTTCGGCCCAGACAACTCCCGTCGCTGAGGAAGCAGTGGACTCTGGCGAAGAAAAACACGATTACAAGAAAAGATATAATGACTCAAGTACAGAAGCAAGACGACTTAACACTCGTTTGACTGAAATTGAACCATATTTACCTCTTCTTGACGCAATGAGAGACGACCCCAATTTAATTACTCATGTGAGAAATTATTTTGAGGGCGGCGGTCAAGCACCTCAGTCTATGACTGAATCGTTAGGACTAGGAGAAGATTTTATCTTTGACGGTGACGAGGCTATAAAAGACCCTGACAGTTCCTCTGCGAGAGTTCTAAATGCTACAATAGACGGTATGGTACAAAAGAGATTAGGACAATTTCAGGGGAGACAAGCTGAAGAAAATAGAAAACTAAAGGAAGCAAGTAATTTTAGGCAAAAACATAACATGGGTGATGAAGATTATCGCGATGTAATGGAATTTGCAAAAGATCATAAACTTACTTTAGATGACATTCTTTACTTGAAGAACAAGGAACAGACTCAAGAAAACGTCGCTGAATCAACGAGAAAAGAACTCCTTGACCAGATGAAAAATGTAAGGCAGAAACCAAAAAGCCTAGCCGCTACTGGAGATGTTCCTGTAGCTGGCTCTAGTCAAGATGACACTGTGTTTGACAAGCTCATGAATATGGATGTTGACCAAGATGAAGTTGATTTGTTTTCAACCTCATAAGTAACATCCTCCGTTTTTAACACAGTTAAATAAGGAGTAATACTCATGGCGAGTTATTCAACTGTACCCCCGGGCGGAGTGAGAGTTAGCGATTATAATACCGCTGATAATAATTCACCTGGCTCTGCGGGTACTGACCTTAACACTGGTCTACTGCGGCGGAAGTTTAATTTTGGTGATCGTGTATCTGAGTTGGCAATTGAACAGACCCCGTTTTTTCGGATTTTGTCTAAAATGTCAAAACAGCCTACCGATGACCCTCAATTCAAATTCACGGAGCGTAGACCTTCTTTTCATAAACGATACGGTTATGTAACTGGATTCGCTGCTGATGGAACAGCTGCTGCTGGAACTAGTATCACCGCAACAAGTGCAATAGGTGATTTAAGTTCAGCTGGTAATGGAGCTATCGTAAGGATCGGAACTGACTATAAAAGTACTGGCAATATTGGTAATTCAATTGGACAGGGAGCTATATCAATCGGTTCTGCTAATACTGAACCTTTGTTCTTGATGAAAGATCAAATGATAAAAGTACCATTGAAAGCCACGGCTACGGCTGTGGGAACAAGCGAATACGCAGTATGCCAAATCACGGAAACTGTTTCTGGCTCTGGAGCTAATGCAAATCAAGTTGTTTGTAGAGTAAAGGTTGTAAAACCTTCTTCTGCAAGCGGGTTGCATTTATCATCTTATACAGCTGGCTCAACGCTAGTTGTTGCTCATGGATCAGCACAGGCTAAAATGGCTGACAGTACGGCTACAACTTTAGAACAAGCTCGTTCTTATGTTGTTGGTACTGCTTACGAAGAAGGATCAACATTAACTGATCTTTCTTGGAACGACCAGCCTTTCAGTACAGGATATGGGCAAACCCAGATTTTCCGTACTGAGGCGTACATGACAAATACTGCTCGTGCTACAGTTCTGAAATATGAACCTAACGAATGGGCTCGTATCTGGCGTGAAAAGCTGATTGAGCATAAATGGGATATTGAATATTCTATTTTGTTCGGACAACAAAGATCGGGAGCTTATGGCTCTGGCTCTAGCTCTGTAAGTTATACGCAGGGAATGGCAAGTTATATCCTTGATAAGGGAAACCTTTTCACATGGAGCGCTGCCCACTCTGCTGATACATTTCTAGATGATATGAGCAGGTTCATGGATCCCCGTTACCAAAGTTCTAAACCGACAATCTTCTTCTGCTCTACGGATGTATACAACTGGCTGCATAAGCTAGGTGGATATTTCCAGCAGAACGTAAAAGCAGTTGGAACTCTGGGTGATGCACTTGGGCGTGCAGACTTTGCTGTCACAGGCAAGAAAAATGCATACGGCTTAGGCGTACTACAAATCTCAACTCCATATGGAGATATGAATTGTGTACGTAATGTACAACTTGATGGAACTCACATCAAGATTATGGCCGTTAACATGGCTCATGCAAAGATCAGACCCTTAGTGGGTAATGGTGTCAACCGAGACACTTCAGTATATGTAGGTGTTCAATCACTTGAGAATACTGGTACTGATAGACGAGTGGATTTAATCCTCTCTGAAATGGGTACTGAGTTCTCAATGCCTGAAACACATGCTATCTGGAAAGTCTAAGATACCACTTAGCAATTAGCTTAGTAGCCCCTTTTGGTCTTTGTCCTCCTCCTTTCTTCTGAAAGGGGCGAACAGCTATGTTACGGAGAAATAAATGGCAAATAATATAAAAATATCTTCTTCATTAGAAGCTATCGTTAATGACAGTAAAACTGTCGGTTCACAATCTTATACAATTAAGTCTATTGACAAGAATGTTGGTAGTTTAGGTGGCTCATATACTCAAACGTATGAAGCTACCGCTTCTGAGAAACATACTGGAGTTCTAGCAAATACAGCATTTACTGTTGTGACAACCGCTGTTGAGGGTTCTCCCGTTGGGACTGCCCCAGATCAAGTAAAAGCAATTGCTATGTCACATGATTCTGAAATAGGGTCAGCTGGAACAGTAGATATAGAAATAACTCAAACTGGAGACCATACTACGGTTGCAAGCCCAACTGATTCAGAAGGGCCTGTAACATTAACTGGTGGAACTACCACATTGAAGATAGTAGTAGCAAGGTTATTGGTTGGAGAATCTTGTGTTATACCTCTATCAGATACAGATGGTAGTGGATTACCAGTTGCAAATGTAAAAATTAAAGACGCTGGATATGTAGATAATGTAAAAGAATCAACAGTCACAGTCATTTTAATAGGTGATACAGATTAATGAAGCTCTGGCAAAGAGTTAACAACTTAACTGGAAACTCTACTTCTAGTAAGAATCTTGTAGAATATCTAAATATGGCTTCAAAGTTGCTTACTGCATCTTTACCTGAGAAATTTCTTTGGAGTATAACTACTGAATCTGAAGTGCATGGGTTTAGTAGTGCTGGAGCCAATACTATTGGTGATGGATCAAGTCTTGCTTATGATAAAATATTAGCGGTTTACAGACTAGATAGTGGAAAGAAGAGAGTAGCCGCTGAAGCCCCAGATAAGAATATACATATATTTGATGAAGCTAACAGTCTACTTGGGGCTACTGAGATGTTTCCTAAGTTTTATAAGTTAAGTGGTAAGGTATATATAAAGCCTGACCCTGATTATAATAATCAAGTATCTAATATTGTAGATAATGCAGAGACAAATAATGAAACATATACTGACATTAATGGAACAGAAGTAACTGTTGCCCCCGCTGCTGGGGATAAAGGTGTTGTTGTATACGCAGCCCCACCTAAAGTTAGTGAGAATGATGATGCATGGCTTTTAGTAGAGTTTGAAAATGTCGCTATTATGTACTCTGCGTCTATGGATATGTTATATCAGTCTAAGTCTAATCGTGATAGTGCAAATACATCTTTAACAGCAGTATCTACAGCTTTGACTAATTATTTATCTGGTTATCCAGATCATGATATAAACTCAATCTCTTTACCTGATTTAACTTGGAATGCGATTGGGACTTTAACATCTCTAGTAACTGAAGAAACTGCATTTTCTTCTGATGCATTTAGTATGAGTGGGTTGTCTTTACCTAGTCCTGCTAGCTATATTCCTCAAGATAGTCCAGTATTAGATTTTACTAATGTAGATGATGCCTTTACTAAATCTGAGAAACTTATAGATGACGGAGCCGCGGCTGGTACAACAACTAATTATGATGCAATTTCTCTATTAGCTGCTGAAGATATTGAGTTAATACAGGGTAATATATCTATTGTACAGTCTGAGATACAGAGGGCAAGAGGGAATGTTGAAAAAGAAAGAAGTAAAATTGAGGAGTTTAGTGCAAAACTAAATCGTGGCAATCAAGAATTTCAAGCTGAAATAGCAAAGTGGGGAGCTCAGGTACAAAAGGAGACAGCTAGAGTAGATAACGATTTAAAACAATTAAGGTCTGATATTGAAAAAAGGTCTTTCAAAAGCAAAGAAATAAAAGACAAATACGCCTCTGAGCTTGATAAGGTCAAAACTCAACTACAAATAGATCAACAGACTAATACTCAAGCTGTACAAAAGTTTGCTCAAGATGTGCAACAAAAAGTACAGGCTTATCAGATGGATTTAAAGAAAAGAGACAGGTATATGGGTGAAGCTAATATGCATTTACAAAAAGTACAGAGTCATTTAGCTGTTGCTTCTCAGCAGTCTCAGCTATCCAATACCTATTATGGATGGGCTATGAATGAATTAAAGGCTATTACTGGTGGAGCAGCTGCCCCTGTACAACAACAACAAGCTCAAAGAAAAGAAGAAACTAAGTCGGATCAATAATGACAGTATTAGAAATAATGGAAAGAGCAAATTCAAGAGATACAAAGTTGGCTATCGCTTGGATGAAAGATGCTTTCAATGCAATACAGAGTACACAGAGAGCTGGGGGAAAGGCAAGAGTAAAGAAAATGGCGATTACAAAGGGTCAGAGAGAATATAACTTGCCAGCTGACTGTATATCTATTAAGTCTATATCAGTTTTAGATACTGATGATGACAATAAATACAAAAGAATTAGACGAATCATTGATACACCAGTTGTTACAGAGGATACAAGCCCATGAGTTATGATACTAGCCGCAATTGGTTTTATAAGATAATAGGTAATCAGTTACATTTGTTTCAGAGGATGTCAACTGCCAAGATAAATCCAGATACTACTGGTAAAATGGTTAATCTTGATGATTCATCTGTTATATATCCCGGTGAGACTATACCAGTTGGTCTTCGTATAGAGTATACTGGAAAGAAGGATGCAAATGGATTGGGGATATTTGTTGATGAAGACCCAACTAGCCTTTCAACGGATACAGATGAAGATACTTGGGTTAATCAAGTCTTAGCTGATGTACCTTCTCCTACTGAAACTTCTCATATTAACTTGAATTTAATCCTTTCTCTAGCTGTTGTTGATTATGTTAAAGCTAAATCCCATGAAAGAGCTGGAGATTTTGAGAAGAAAGAGTATTACATGAGAGAGTTTTATAAAAAATTAGGAGATAATGAAAGTAATTTTAGAAATGTTTCAATATCAATGCCACAAGGCATATTTAGTGTTAGATAAAAAGGAATAAACTATGGCACAACTACAAAAGTACGGAGCAGGAGAAGCGTTGAATGTTGACGCAGCCCCTAAGTGGTCTGTTCAGACAGCTGTGACTACTACTAATGCAGATAGTAATCATGTTACAATTGATCCAAATTTGTATCATAAGATTGCTGTAACATCATCGCACCCGATTCATGTTGTTTTTGATACTACTTCAAATACAACTGTTTCTGCGACCAACGATCTTGTATTATATGGTAGCAAGACGCATTATCTCAATGTTCCTGTTATTGGAGACTCCGGCGCAACGGTGTATTTCCATTTCAGGAGACAGGGATCACAGGATGCTGCTGTACAAATGGTTCTTATGTAGAGAAGTTAATGGCTTCAACTACTGATTATATAAACTTAACTCTTTATCAAGATGAGTCATCAGAAGACACAGTAACTTTTGATACGACTTATGCAATAGAAGGTGAAAAACTGATAGCTAGGATTGGTAAAGACTTTTCTGCTACAGCATTTACTGGAGATGACGACGCTGGAGTTCTTGTTGCTTATGTTATTAATAATGTAGGAGCTGCATATACTGATGGTACTTACGCTTTAGTTATTTCTGGTGGTACAATCACGGATGCAACTGGTACTGTAACAATAGCTAATGGTATAGTAACGACTGTCTCTATAACTAATGGCGGTTCTGGATATACATCTCAACCAACAGTTACAATAGGGGGAAGCCCCGGTACTCCTACTACAGCAGCTGATATATCATTAATTCCCGGAGTGGCTGGATATTTAACTCTTAATGGTAAATCAGAGCAAGATGCGGCAGGAGATACTTATACAATATCATTATCTAATACTAAAACTGGGGCATTACCTGACGATTTTTCAGGTTATTGGGATTTAGTAGGGGAAGATTCAACTGGAAAAACACTAAGACATATGCAAGGTGAGGTTTTCCTTGAGAAATCAATTACAAAAATTAGCAGCTTTACTTAATGGCTACACTTAAATCTACAACATCAGCAATCTCAAAATCCTTAGGGACTCAGAGAGCGGCAAAAACTAATGATGTGTTCTCTATTGCCGCAAGTCAGATTTCAGTAGCAGCTAGTGGTATTACAGCCACAAATGTAAAAGATGCATTACAAGAACTTTCTGGTAAAGTACCAACTTCTCAGGCTACTGCCCCAACTGGACAGGCAGCTCAAGAAGGTGATTTATGGTACGATACAGATGATGACCAACTATTTGTAAGGAGAAATACTACTTGGACAGAAATAGTACAAGAAGACCTTACTGGTGATATAGATGGTGGGGCATGGTAATAACAATAAACATAGGAGTTAGCTATGGCTAACATAATTAAGTTTAAACGTGGTGACGACAATAGTCTCCCAAATCCGATAGGTTCGGGAGAACCTCTATGGAGCGAAGACCTATTCAAATTATACGTAGGTGTAAATGCTTCTTCTTCAAAATGGGTAGGGGCAGAAATTGACAACGGGACTACGCTTGGAACTTCTCAAACAAAACTGGCGACTCAATATGCTATAAAAACATATGTAGATGACCAAGTAGATACTGCAGATGCTCTTTCTGAGTTAGCGGATACTGCTATAACATCACCAGCTGATGCTTCATTACTTTTATACGACACTGGTACATCTACGTGGCGTGATGGAGCGATGTCAGGTGATGCGACTATCAGTGATACTGGTGCTATTACATTTGCAGCTACAAATACGAACTTAACTACTCTAGCCAATGTTACTACAGTTGGAACAATTGCAACTGGTACTTGGGAAGGAACTACAGTAGCTGTAGATCAAGGTGGAACTGGTGCGACTAGTTTAGATAATCTAATAACATTAACA